TACGAATTGAGAAAATCATGAACGAATTGGATACCCTCGCCGCCGAATGGTCTGCGGCAAAACTCGCCGAAGGTCTGGCCGTGGAAGCGCGCCGCGTTGTCGAAGACCGCCTTGTAGTCCTGCTTGCAATTTCGGAACAGTTTGAAGGAACCTTCAACAGCAACACCGAAAAAGGCTTCCAAATCAAGATTGTCGGGCGGCTGAACAAAAAGATTGACTCCGACAAGCTCCAGGAGCTTGCCCGCGATGCGGGTCTGACGGAACATCTTCAATCGCTCTTCAGGTGGAAGCCTGAGATTAACGCCGCAGCGTGGAAAGCTTCGGCGTCAACCATCACCGAGCCTTTGCTTGGCGCAATCACGACGACGCCAGGGCGGCCCAGCTTTTCAATCTCAACCAAGGAATCCAAGTAAATGGCATCTCTGAACGAATCGTTTGAACTTGACGCGCTTCCAGTTGGCACAAGCAGTTTCGACCCGCTTCCGCCGGGCTGGTATCGAGTCTCAATCAAAGAGGCTTCTGTCGCCAAAACCAAGGCCGGAACGGGCGAATACATCAAGATTCGCTACGACGTTGAAGGCCCATCTCACGAAGGCCGCGTCGTGTTTGGCAATCTGAATATCTCTAATCCGAACCCCAAGGCGGAAGAGATTGGCCGCCAGCAGCTCGGCGAGCTGATGCGAGCGATCGGCCTGAGGTCGCTCAAGGACACTGACCAGCTCTTAGGCGGAACGCTCGAAATCAAGCTCTCGATTCGCGAGTCTGAGCAATACGGAAACAGCAACGACGTGAAGGCGTTCAAATCCGTAAATGGAGCGCCGAAGGCATCTCCAGCAGCAGCAGCGGCAAAGCCAAAGGCCCCTTGGCTCAAGTGATCAAGTAAATTAGGCCGAAAAGCGCGCGGCGGACGACGCAGGGGGGGAGCCTCACGCCGCGCGTTTTTCGAGATTGGGAAACTAGCATGAAGATTCCAGAAGTTCAAACGCTCCAGAATAAGATTGATCAAAGCCACGTCTCGCGCCGCGAAGGCCCGCGGGGGCACATGGGCGCGAGTCAGCTCGGGCACGCCTGCGACCGCTGGCTGTGGCTATCGTTCCGCATGGCGATTGTCGAGGATTTCCCCGGAAGAATTCTGCGCGTCTTTCGCCGCGGGAATCTTGAGGAAGCGCTCGTCGTCTCCGACCTGATTGCCGCCGGCTGCGTCGTGCGAGCGACGGGCGGCGAGCAGACGAGGGTTGACCTTGGATCGCATGTATCCGGGAGCATTGACGGCATCATCGTGTCGGGGATTCCCGAAGCGCCGAAAAAGTCGCACGTGCTCGAAATCAAAACCCATTCAAAGAAGTCGTGGGAATCTGTGGAAAAAGAAGGCGTTGAGAAATCAAAGCCCATGCATTTTATCCAGATGCAAATCTACATGCACGGAACGGGCATCGACCGCGCGTTGTACCTTGCAGTCTGCAAGGATGACGACCGCATCTACACCGAGCGGATTCGCTACGATGCCGCCGTGGCGAAGAAAGCCATTGAGCGAGGCTGGAGGCTCGCGACCTCCGACGAGATGCCGCCGCCCATCTCAGCGGACCCGACGTGGTATCAATGCCGATGGTGCGCAGCGCATGACTTTTGCCACGTGTCGCACGTCGCGAAGGCTGTTAATTGCCGGACCTGCGCTCATGCGACGGCAACGCCGGAAAGCACCTGGGTTTGCGCCGCGCACGAAGATACTGTGCTGCCGCTTGAATGGCAGCGCGAGGCGCACGATTGTCACGCGATTCACTCCGATTTGATTCCCCACCCGGTCAGTTACAACGACGACCTTTCGGCTACTGTTTCGATTGAGGGAACCGCGGTCAATAACGGCCCCGAAGGCTTCTCATCAGCGGAGATTCTCACGAATCCGAAAGCGTGCATCGATCCAACGCTGGTAGCGCTCCGCGCCAAATTCGGGGGGCGGATCGTTGGCTGAGTTGAGGGATTACCAGAAGCGGACCATTTCGAGCCTCATGGGATGGTTCGCTTCTAACCCCACGGGAAACCCGTGCATTGTGCTTCCAACGGGTGCCGGAAAGTCGCACATCGTCGCTGCGCTCTGCAAGGATGCCCTGCAAAACTGGCCCGAGACGCGAATTCTCATGCTTACGCATGTGAAGGAATTGATTGAGCAAAACGCCGAAAAGATGCGGTCCCATTGGCCCGGTGCGCCGCTCGGCATCTACTCGGCAGGCATCGGCAAGAAACAACTAGGCGAGCCTATTACCTTTGCGGGAATTCAGAGCATCGCCAAGCGCGCAAAAGACCTCGGCAAGATTGACCTTGTGATTATCGACGAAGCGCATCTCGTGAGCCACAAAGCCGAAGGCGGCTACCGCGATTTTCTGGATATTCTCATCAAGAGCAATCCAGCGATGCGGATCATTGGCCTAACGGCAACGCCGTACCGGCTAGGGCACGGGTCTATCACCGACGCGCCAGCTCTTTTCCACGCGCTCATCGAGCCTGTTTCCATTGAACAGCTCGTGGCAAAAGGCCACCTTGCGCCGCTGCGCAGCAAAATCACGAGCGAAAAGCTTTCAACGGAAGGCGTTCACCGCCGAGGCGGAGAATTCATCGAATCCGAGCTTCAACGCGCCGTAGACAAGGCGGACAAAAACGCCGCTGTTGTGCGCGAGGTTATCTCTCTCGCAGGCGACCGCCGCTCCTGGCTGTTCTTCTGCTGCGGCGTGGAGCACGCACAGCACGTTTGCGAAGCGCTGAAGGCGCAAGGCGTCGCTTCGGCGTGCGTAACGGGTGAGACGCCAAAGGCGGAGCGCGAACGCGTCCTAGCGGCGTTTAAGCGCGGCGAGATTCGCGCGCTGACGAACGCGAACGTTCTCACAACCGGCTTCGATGCGCCAAATATTGACCTCATCGCCATGATGCGGCCAACGCTTTCACCAGGGCTCTACGTGCAGATGGCGGGGCGAGGATTTCGCCCTAAGAAACACGTCGCTGATTGCCTCGTGCTTGACTTTGCCGGCGTGGTCGCGACGCATGGCCCGATTACCGACGTTAGACCACCGCGCAAGGCCGGCAGCGGGTCCGGCGAAGCGCCGGTTAAAGTGTGCCCGACCTGCGGGGAGCTGTGCGCAACAAGCGCGCGCGAATGCTCCGCCTGCGGCGAGCTTTTTCCCGAGCCGAAAGCCGCGCCGCTGGCCCTGCACGACGACGATATTATGGGCGACGACCGCTCAAGTCTAACCGTTCTGCAATGGCGCTGGATGAAGCATCTATCGCAATCGAGCGGGAAAGAGATGTTGCGGGTCCGCTATTACGGCGAGCTTGGCGAAATGCCGCTTGACGAGTATTTTTGCATTCAGCACGACGGCTACGCAGGCGAAAAAGCGCGACGCGAGCTAGCAAGGATTGCGAACCAGGCGGGATTGACACCCGGATGGGATATTTCAGGCGATTTGACCGACCTAGCGATGAGATTCAACGAGCATGATAACGTGCCGAATCTTGTAAAGTACAAGATGGAAGGCAAATTTCCAAGGATAACGAGCCGAATATGGTCAGAGTAATAGATCCGGAGCGAATTCCCACCGAGCACGAAGAGCAAAGGGAATTCGTCCGCTGGTTCCGAACACGTTACGAAGGCGTGCGAATCTTCGCAATTCCGAACGGCGGAGCGCGAGGCAAGGCGCAAGGCGGAAGGCTCAAGGCCGAAGGCGTCTCCCCCGGCGTGCCCGATTTGTGCATTCCCGCGTGGGATTGCTGGGTCGAGATGAAGCGAGCCAAGGGGGGATCAGTCGCGGCGGAGCAAAAAGACTGGCACCGTTATCTAGTCTCGGTCGGGCACACGGTATTGATTTGCCGAGGGTTTTCCGACGCTACAAAGCAAATCGTCACCCTCGCCGCGAGATTTGCTTGCGCTAGCGGCGCTTCTCGTTTATAACGTTCGTTCGACACAGGGGAGTTTCAACATGCAGATTAAATTCGGATTCTCTGAAGACATGACCCGCTCGGAATGCCGCGCGTGGCTTGATTACTGGGCAGAGATTGCCAATTCGGAATCAGGCTGGGACCAGCTTGCGGCGATTCGGACGCTTCACGAACTCGTGGAAGAGTACAATTATCGGTACATCGTCCCGGCAGCAGAGTCGCACCGTGGCGCTTGAAATCGGAGACCGATTCGGGCGTCTCCTCGTCACCCTGACGAGTCCGCTCGTCGCGCTTTGCGATTGCGGAACGCTCGTCGTCGACCGCAAGGCGTATCACCTGACGCACAATCGCCTTCGCTCCTGCGGCTGCCTACGTCGAGAGCGCATCGCGGTCCCGCACGAGTCGGCGACGTGGACCGGGATTCGCTGCCTGAACCCAGGCGAGAAGGTCCGGTTTCAACGCTTCGCGGTCATCTGCAAGCGCTGCAACCAGCCGTCCGAGGTCGGCTACCCCGCGCTCGTAACGCGCAAGCAGCCGCTCCACGGCTGCGCACGTTGCGCCGTAGCGCATCGCCGGGGGCGCTGGGCGGTCCCGATCTCCGAGATTGAAGGGCGCGCCGTTAAAGCGGCGCTACGCGAAGCGGCGAAGGCTGTTGCGGGAGATGAGGCATGAGCATCGACGGAAAAACCCTATCAGCAATCGCGGGCATCGAAGAAGCATGTGCGACGGCACGAGCGCGGGTCGAGGATCTAGTTGCGGAGATCGA